CATCAACCCATATCTTACTGTTGTTTATGGCCACTATTCTTCTTATTTCTGTCTTCAGTGCCTTGCTGATTATGCTATCTGCACCTTGTGCGGGCCAAATACCATCGCTAGCAGTCTCTCTGTGAGTGTTTACATCTGTGGTATTGAACTCTGGTATGATGACATAATCCCCAACTGCCACTGCTTCATCGTCACCCGACCCCAATTCACTAACTGGTGTGCCTGTGTATGCGAAGTAGGAATCACCGGGGCTGATTGTCTGAGCAGTTTCTAAATCTGTGCCACCAACAGGGCCGCAAAGAGCAGATGGGCTGTAATAGAGAGTATCAGAAGCAGTAATTTGGACTTTTGTCCCTTGACTGAAAGTGAGGGTGCTAGAAGCACCAGAATCGCTTATTGCAGTGAGTCTACCCACATAAGTGCCATCTGATTTGAAGACGGCATCACCAGCAGCAACTGCTGCGACTGTTGCTGATACACCAATAGCACTTGTCGTTCCAGCAGCACTTGTGCCGTCTGGTGTGACTGCTATGGTAGTGAGTGGTAGTTTAGCCACCTCATGTCCTAGTGCATAGTAGAACCAGCGACCATTGTGTAAGTTGCACTCGAAAGAGCCACCAGTGTTGATGAATCTGCCCGGTGTCTGCACTGCTACGTCACGACCTAACCCAACTACGTGGAATCTCTTGAGGTCCACTACTGTCTCAGGTAGAGCCACAGTGCCGACCAGTCCAACGAATTGGTCAGATAAAATCCTCTCAGCAGCAGCATTTGCGTTTGTTGCATGGGTCATTGATGTGTCTATAGCAGGAGTCTTGTAAGGTAGTATGTGCATTGCACCAGAATCTGTATCTATGTTACCACTACTATGGTCGGTCTTCAATGCAGGAGAAAGAGTTAGGTTGGTTTTTGTCTGCTTGACTATGGTGTATACCCTACCTTTTTTGCTGTAGTTATCATCTTCAGACCAAGGGGAAGTTAAACCACTGAAGACCACTTGGCTACCTACTAACATTCCTAGAGGATACATTAGTTCCTCACTAGCGTTTACCGGTGCGCCAGCAGCCCCATTCAAGAATGCTATTTCGCTAGTATCTTTGATAGTATCTCGTGTTGCTGTAACGGCTCTAACATGGAAAGTAGAACTAAGGCCAGAGTCTTCTAAAGTTAGTCCAGACTCATGCCCGAACGTAATCTCGGTTAAATCTCCACGATAGACTGTTGACGGCATGGCTCTCTCTCACCTCATGGGATTAACTCTGCAAAGATAACAACTTCTATCTGAAAGGTCGTTCTGAACAACATTTTGCTCCTATCTGACAAATCCGTTCGTGTTTTGAACACGAGTCTGTCGTAGTTTTCGCCGTCCCCTTTGCGCTTGGTATGGATGCATCTTCTTACCTCATTCTCCATGGATTGCAGGTGCTTTCTGCTCCTCATGGTTCTCGCATCCAATGTGATGTTTATTCTAGTAGTAACAAAATCGTATAGTAGTTCTGGAGTCTCTTCATTGTGAGCAGTCTCGAATACCATGATATAATCATGATTCTTCATGTCCAACCTCTTACCACGCTCCGGTCCGACTTCAGCGATGTCTATGATTATAGGCTTGTAGTTGCCTGTATTCCCCCTATTCCAGTTGGTTTTGAGTACCTCTATGACGGAGTCTATACCTTCTAGAAATGTAGCAACCATTAGTTCTTCACCTCTGCTATCGGTAGTATCTTACCGCCTCTGTAGTTGAAGTTGTGCTCCCTCATCTCAGAGTTGCCTTCTGTGAGCATCCTTTCATCGACCCTACTCATCACCTTTTCAATAACTGCCTGTGATGCCGGTTCACCGCTTTTCATGACGGTTATGAGTCCATCATCATTAGAAAGACCCTCATTCCTCATCTCTTCACTCTCCTTTCTGGTTCTGACGGCTGGTGGGTTCTTCGTGTAGTGATTACGTAGGTTTTGTTGGGTAGCCATGACTTCAGCGAAAGTGTCTCTCACGCTTGCACGCATTTCCTCTGCTGCACTATACTTGGTCATAGGAAAGCAACCACCTCTTTGTAACGTGGTATTGTCTTATCTATATCCATCTGATACATCTGTATCTTAGAAGCGAGGTCTACGTTCTGCGTTCCCTCTGGTATGAGTACACTCCTATCGTCATTCAATAGTAAATCAATGACTACCATCTTGGTGCATATGTCCTCAATGGCTTTCTCAAGGTATCTCTCACCATAGATGTAGGAAGCCTTGACTGCATTCCACTCGAAGAACGGGTATGAGTTGTTGAAGTAGATTATTCCCATCTCAGGGTCTAGCCAGAAGTCACGTAGCCTACCTCCATCTCCAGAACTACCCTGCAAGTCAACATCCATTCTTTTCTGTGTGAGTGTCCCCGCTATGTCAGAAAGAGCAGAGCCTATTACAATAACACAGCCGGTGAATGAAGATGCGGTCTTACCTGTATACCTGAAGACATCACCACTGGCATCGAGAATAACACCAGAATCTGCAAAGTTAGCAGTGGCATCTACAGTGGCATCGTCGCTTGTGGATGTGACATTGATAGTTGTACTATCCAAACTAGAGAAGGTACAAGTGTGGCTATGTGTGTCCGTTACAGTCACATTGGAATTAGTGGATGCTATTGTGCACGTTTCACCCCCCTTCACAGCCCTCATACTGGTTATTTTCACAACACCAGTGCCTAAATCGGCGTTGGCGGTTGCTAGGAACTCATTGTGTACCGCCACATTAGAGGTGCTTCCCTCTAGTGTGAATGCGGGGGAGAAATCAACAGCGGCCTTACTGACCCTATCCTCCTTGTTGATTAGGTCAGCCAGATTCTGTGCTGTGGTTGTGCTATCGAAATCCGCTCTCCATTGTCCAGTGCCAGTGCCCATCGTCAATGTTGCTACAGAGGCAGTGCTGTTACCGGGACAAATAACAATAGAGCCAGACAATGCGTTGACGCTATCAGGTATTATGACACGTGCTTCTGCCGCACCAATCTCCCTGTAGTCGTCCCCCTGCCACAATTCAAGACGCAGAAGTTGCTGTACGTTCCTGTATAGCAGTGGAGTAGTACCTACGTAATCTGTGTAGTACCTACGCCTGTATGGTTTGTATGTGTCGAAATTGATGTATTCAGCGGTAACCAGATTGGGTCTCCATGAGTTGTGGGTCATGTTATCTATCTTATCTTGCATTCTCAGTATGATTGCATCTACCTTGTCTTTTGTAAGACCACGAGTCTTACCATTGGTGAATGATGCTTGATTCTGCACATACGTGTTATCAGCCGCTTGGTAGTTTGTGATGGATAGACCTTCACTGATGAAACCGAGAGCAACCCCGTTTATCGTGGATGATATCTCGGTAATGGTAACAGTGATACCCATCGGGTCAGCGTCACTGTAGATTAGAATGGAATCGTCAACGCTGAATCCTATGTTCCTGTAATCAGAACCAGTGACGTAGACCTTGGCGACATCGTTTGCTGCGCCCCCAATCACAGATAGGGTAGTGTCTGAGGATACTAGAACCGCCTCTTGTGGTCCAATATCTAACAAATCAGCGACTTTCTGTGCTGTTGTGTATACAATCGCAGTAGGGTCTAGAGGTCTAGTCTCTGCCTCGCCGGGGCTGAATACTTGTGGCATTACCAACGAGCCTCCTCATTTCTGTGTGCCATGTTGTATTCCATGGGTTTCTTGCAAGAACTGCATTTCTCTACCCACATGAAGTGAAGTAAAGCACAGTGTTGACACCTTGTGCCAGAGCCTATATTGAGGATGTCACCTATGTCATCGACTCTCTTATTCTGCTTAGTAATAGCGCCTGCTAGTGGTTTATCCGTATTGAATACGGTTCCAGTGCCAAGAGTCTCTGCTAGTTTGACATTCTGTTTTTGTGCACGTTCAATGTCGCTGAGTTCAAGAGTTTGTAAATCGAACCCCATACATTCCCCTCACCATCAACTAGTTGTTACGAACACATATACGTTACCCAATATGTTATGTGGGTCAACTGCTACAGGGGTGTTAGTACTAACAGCGGCTACTATCGCCGTCTGTATGACTCCCCTAGCCGTACTGTCGTTGAAGTCAGTAGGTGCGTAAGGACCCAGTATGGTACATGTCTTAACCATTCAGTCACCGCCTCAGGAGCGGTTCCCTAATGCCCACCAAGTTCCGTCTTGCCCAGCAACGTGGTTTAGCACGAGCGAAGGCGTAGCGGCGTTGATAGATGTGAACACCCCATCGACTCCACCACCAGTTCCAGCGGTTGTGCTAAGTGCATTAGCGCCACCTGCTACTATACTTGCTAAAAGTCCTGACAAGTCTATGGTTGTCGCTGCTTCTGTACTTGTATTGGTAAATGTGCCTGTATACATGATGAGATTACCCATCACTGTTGGTCTATTTTCTGTTGTTTGTGTCTGTGTCATTTTCTTATTCCTCCATTATATTTGATTCTGTTGCCGTTTCCTCAACTGTCTCTTCAACTGTCTCTTCAACTGTCTCTTCAACCACTTCCACTACAACTGGCTCTTCGACTGTCTCCTCGACAATCGGCTCAGGTGCGGGTGGGTTTAGAAGGCTATCGACTTGTGCTAGTAGTTGAGTCTTAGTTTGATAGACTCTTCCAACAGTTCCGCCGTTGTCTCTGACCCAGTCTATGATGTCGGCTCTTCGCCATCCATCATCTGGTAGTCCGTCTTGGCCGGCATCCACTGTGAGGGGTTCATCTCCCTCTAATCTCCAGTGTGATGCTGGTAACCTGTGTCTCCACAGGTCTATCCATTCTTGACTCTTAGTCTGCGGAACCGCCCTATTGAACTCAGCGCCCGAATCAGGAGAGTTTCTCCAGAACTCAGGACCAAGAAAGGTTACGGATGGCAACTAGAACCACCTCAGGATACTATCGCCATGAATCCAGTGCTTCCGGTTAGTGTGCCCTCACAAGCGAATGTGATGGTACCTGACCCAAGTCCTGCATCTACCGAGCAAGATGTGCCGGCTACACCTGAGCCGCCAACTACTATTGCATGTATTGTATCTGCTCCATTACCGACTGTGAAAGTTGCGTCATTCACAATCAGAGTGCAAGTGCCGACTATTAGTTTCAGTCCTCGCCCTCCTGTATTGGTTGTATCGTCGTTCTCTGCCGCGAATGGTGTTAGAGCACCGGGGTATGCATCTGCTGCCCCACCTGCTCCGTCTAACCATCTGCTGTCTGAGCCTAGCGCTCCTGCGTATAATTCTAATTCAAAGTCCACCGTCATTACTCCGGCAGACCCACTTGCTTTTGTCATTGTTATTGCCATATTATTTCACTCCTTTTGTCTCCATTATCTCCAAACTACTCACTTGAGGTCTCGAACGCTCCCTTGTCCACCGAAGAAAGTTGTCCATAATTCTCCCATGGTCCTGTACATTCCTTCCTGTCCTAGTCTGTTGATTGCGAATGGGTCACCAGTCTCAATTCCACTCTCGTAGTATTGTGTCGGGATGGCCGTGCTGAAGTACATGTAATCGGTATCTAGGAAATACATCCTGCCGAGTCCATCTGCTGCTACGTCTTTGGAAGGTATGATTGGAACTCCGTTGTAGGTTGCTACTACGAAACCTGCTTCCATACCGGGAACACCCTTCACACCGTTGTGGGATGGGGTGACCCTCTTTTCTTCCATGAACCTCTGTTGTGACTGTAGTAGTTGCTGTAGCCTCATCAGAGTGTCGTACTTGGTTAGGATAACCTTGGGGTTTCCACCACGGACCCAAATCTTCTGGAACAAATCGTCCAGATGGTCTAGGCTTAGAACTCGGTTAGCAGACCCAGTGTCTCCGTTACCCTCAGCGTAGGACCAAGAGTTGTTGCTTCCATTTCTGTCGATGGAGTAGATATCCTCGTCTCCAGCGTCGTAGTGTGTCCCTGAGGTCATTACTGTGCTGTCAGAAGTAGTAACTCTGTCGATTGACTCGATGTTGTTTCCTGCTGCTGTCGTCACGTCAGTGAGAAGCATCTTGTTGACCATCTCTGCGTGGTGCTTGCCCATTTCCTCTTTCAGGACTGAGCGAATGTCGCCCATTCCGTCGTCCTTGTCAGCAAGGAAGATTGCAGTCTCCGACATGTCGAAGGTGTGCACAATCGTCTTTGGCTTTGCAGCCACGTGCTGGAAGGTAGGCTTGACTGTGTCTGGAAGGGTTGCGTTCTCTGCAACTCCACCGTGCACTGCGCCTGAGTTAGGCTTGTCAGTTAGAACTCGCCATCCAGAGCGGTCCCAAGGACGCTTTGGTAGTATGGAGAATGCGTTGAACTCTTGGTTCATCTGTGACCATACCTTGCGTCCGTAGATTGCATTGTATGTGCCAGCCGATGAAGAGAGCATTGGTGCATCCGCCTTCAAAAGTTCACTGCCGGAGTAAGAGTAACCCATTGAGTTACCTGCTCCGTAGTAGTATCTTTCCATGTCTGTTATTGTGCGTATGTAATTTCTTGCCATTCTTAATCACTCCTAAAGGTGCTGTTTGCGAGGTTATGTACCTCTTCCCAACTCATTGTTGCTAGTTCTTCAGTTGAAGGTACGTCAATTGCTGGAAGTGCGCTATCTGATTTTGCGATAGTAGAACCGGACTCTACTGAGCCGATACTGTCAATTCGCTCTGTTAGAGCGGCTAGAGACTTCTGAATGTCTGCTAGAGGACCACGAGCATCGTATGCTGCGGCCTCTGCCTTTGCAACTTCATGTTGTCTCTCATGTGAGAAGCGGCTTGAGAAGTGATTCTCTAGGCTTCCCTTGAACTCCTGCTCTAGTGCAGCAGCCTTGTAGACTTCGTATGCTGCCTCAATGTCTGAGTCAGAAACCTTGTCTGCTGATAGGAACTGGGACTTCTCGATGGAAGATTTCTTGCCCTTTCCACCAGAGCCGAAACTGGCCTTTGGTGCTTCTGGCTTTCCATCTGAGGTTGCCCTTCCCTTCACCTGTCCGGTTCGTCCTACTTCATTAGAGGACATCTCTTCGGGTGTTGAGCCTAGGTTGGCCTTGTTGACATCATCAAAGTGCGTTCGTGCGGCAGTTGTGTCCACACCTGCACTCTTCAGAGTGTCTTCCATCCAGTTGAGGTATTCCGATGTGATAACGTCTGAGTACTGTGATTTCTCAACATCCTCTTCATCATCTTTCTTCTCATCGGCCTTTTCCTCTTTTGGCTCATCATCTTTCTTATCGTCTATAGCATCTTTCAATGCTGGTGGTAGTTCACCCTTCTCCATAGAGTCGAGTCTTCCTTCTAGACGTGACAGAACATCTGTCATTTGCGTCATTACGTTATTATCTTCTGTCATTTTTTTCACCTTATTTTTGTCTTCTTTTAGTATTCTGAATGTTGCTTCAGGGTTTATTCCTTTTTCACAGATTGTGATTTCGTGTAGTTCCAGTTTGCTGATTTCTTGATAATCGCCGTGCACTGGGTCTGATTTTCTGACTCGCTTGAATGCCTGCCCTCCAATACTAAATCCTCTTAACGAGCCTTTTCGTATTTCGGCAGCGACTTCTTTTGCTTTCTCGATGTCGTCTCGTAATTCTACAACTACAAACATTCCGACATCATCAACTTCGCTTTTCCACAACCTCCCTTCATTATCTGTATAATTTGGAATAACTTCTCCGACCTGTATATTTGAATGCGCTAATTGCACGTTTCTGTACTTCGGGTCCTCCATGTATTTCTTGAATGCTAGTTTCAATGCGTCCTTTGTTATTTTGTCCCCTTGTTTGTCAACTACTTCTACGCTTGCATATCCTGCGACAACGAGGTCTCCACCTTTGATGATGGTAATTCCAGACTGAGATTGACGCAATGGGGACAACACACTGACTCAGGCTTATCGTGTCATACTACATATATGAAGCGGCATCAATCTAAACTGTTGATGCTTCTTTATCTTCACCAGAATCGCTGTACTCAATGCCCTTATCCTTCTTTTGTTGTCGCTTCATATGTGGATATGGTTTTTCATCGTCTTCGGTAGGCCGTGCCTTCATGTCGTAATCAGGTAGAGATTGCTCTCCTTCTAGTGATGTTGGACCTCTTGGGCTTTCGATTTGTGCACCTAATTCTATTCCTAGACCTTTACCTCCACTCATAGGGAAGTGTCCCTTCTCAAGAACATCAAGTGCTCT